CTAAGAAAGTCATTGAGATGTTGGAAAAAGACATGAAAATTTACACTTCCGTGATAAATGAATGGCACGGCTCTGGTGGCAGATGGTCAGCTAAGAGAAGAATTTACAAGAAAATAGGAGTAAGAGAAGAGATTACAATCAGAATCGGAAAAAGGAATTACTATGTAGATAGTTACGGCAACTTGAAGTACGCTACAACAATCAACAAACATTATTGTTACAATTTAAAGGATAAACAAAATTTGCAAAATTTACTTTTTACAATTTTGATGAGTAAAAAATTTAACAATGACGAATTTAACAAGCTTATTGAAAAAATAGCAAATATTAAATAACTAAAAGAGGGTGGGTGGTTGGCATTTTTAAAAAATAGAAAGGTGTTAAAAAAAAAAATGGTAATATCAAAAACTATCGATAGAGAAGTAAAAAATAAAATGGAATATTTAATTAGATTAGGAATTGTGTACAAAATAACAATGAATAGGTATAAATTCATTCAGGGTAAATTCAAAAAGGTGGGATTACAATCACATATAGCATTGAAGCTTGGAAAGAGATTTTATTACCCAGATAGAATTTACACAAAATTTACAATAGAGCCGTTAAACGCTAAAAAATACAAATTTGATGATAGAGATATGGCAGAGTTATTAGACGTGGTTTGTATGTTGGATGAGATAAAAGAGAGGTAAATTTAAAATGATAAAATCAGAAAAAGAATTGTTAAAAGCTCTTAGGTGTTATTTAAAGGGAAACATAGAAATTAAAAAATTTGATAATTCAAATAAAATACATGTTAATTATGAAAAATCGTATATATTATTTTCAGTACTAATATTGTTAAAAGAGAAAAATAGAATTAAGGAATTTACATGGTCTACAAACGGTTGGTTTGTTGTGAACATAAGCGAACATAATGGTATTAAAAAACAATATCAATATGCAAATTGCACATTAGTTTATGACCATTCAATATCTTACAATGAAATATTTGAAAATGTATTACACAATAAACATCTTCATGCAAATATGACAAACACAACAAATGTAACCTCAATGTGTTTAACAAAAAACAATAAAATAGTTATAACTTTTTCGGTTTATGGTTATTTTAATTTTGATAATAACGGTGAATGTGTATATTATAACATTTCCAATATTGACGATGATTTATATATTTTTAATAGTTACGATGAATTCAAACAAGAAAATTCAGAAATAATAAATATTTTAATAAACAAGGGGGGGAGTGAATTATGTACAAAATAGTCTTTAATTATTATCAAATAAAAACAAGTAAATTTGTAGGTTATAGACCTTTACATTTTAAAAAAATTAAACCATACAAAAAAGTTACACATAAAAGACTTTTCACACTTCATGAAGCGTTTGAAGTTTTAAAAAGAGAACATTCCAAAGTTTTTGTATCGCTTGGTTTTGTTACTATTATAGAAGTAACACTTGAAAAGGGGGATAAAGTTATTGACATATCAAATAAAGTAGTTTTTGATTATTTATAATGTATATTGTGTATGATTTTTTTCAAACCACAACATATATGGTTTACAATCACAAAAAATTGTGTTATAATTAAAGAAAAGGGGGAATAAAAAATGCGTGAAGTTAAAGACTACATGTTTACATGTGAATTATCAGTTAAAAAAGAAAGAGTAAGAAACATAAACGATTGTTTAGACTCTAGATATTTCATAAGTTGGATAGATAGCGATATGGACATAGATTCTTATAACGGTGAAGTCCCAGAAATAGCCATAACAGACAAATACATAATAGCAACCGTTGTTGGGTGTGGTGATGTGTGGTTTAACAAACATAATAATTTGTGTGAAATAAACAATATCAAAATGTTACCGTTTGAATTGTATGAGGTTTTATAATTGACAAAATAGAAAAGAGGTAGAAAAAATGAAAAGAACAATTAAAGAAACGTTAATAACTATGAAATGCTTTGACAAGAAAAAAGACGAAGTGGTCGAAATTTGTTTTAGCGTATTAGAAACAAATCAAAGGAAAATTGATAAATATATCAAAGAAAAGGTAAATAACGAAAATCTTGTTCTAATTGAAGTTACAGCACAGAATGTCTTAAAGAAAACATACGAAATGGACGACGCAACATTTTTCGCAAACGCTAAACTTGTAAGATAAGAAAGGAAAAAAAAATGAATAGTGTTATATTGATTGGCAGAATTACCAAAGAAATAGAATTAAAGAAAAGTGCAACAAATGTTTCATATTGTCAATTTTCTATTGCAGTAAATGAGTACATAAAAGGAGAACAACAAACACATTTTTTTAACATAGTTTGTTTTGGTTCTCTTGCAGAAAATTTAAATATCTACTCCTCAAAAGGTATGAGAATAGCCTTGCAAGGAAAATTAACAACAAGTTCTTACACAAACAAGAATGGTCAGAAAGTAAATAATGTTGACGTAATAGCAAATCACATTACTTATCTTTCAAAAAAGAAAGACGATACAGAACAACCATTTTAGATTTAATAAAAATATTTGGCGGTTATTTAACCGCCTTTTTTTCTAGAAAGGTGGTAAAATATGAAAAAAAATAAATCAAAAAAGAAACTCACAAAAAATCAAAAACAATATCAAAAAGAGATTGAAAGAATCACTAAATTAGTTAGTGAGCTTGAAAATGTAGGTTTATTTTTATCAAAACAAAGGAAAAAGGATTTATTTACACATCAAAGCATAATAAGAAAAAACCTTTTAAATAAATTAAAAAAATATACTTCCGAAAGTTTATTGAAAGAATTACAAAATAAAAATAAAATAAAAATAAACGAAAATATATTTAAAAATAACTTGCCTAGGTTATCACATAAAATAAATGAGTTCATATTAGATATTCTTGATAATTATACACCAAATATCATAGAAACAAGCGACATAAATTTTTATCTTAAAAAACAGGAAATAGCAGATTTATTACGTAATACCTATGAAAACATAAAAAAAGAAATAGGAGAGGAAAATATATGGAGAAATGCCATTGAGAATCAAAACGAATTAACAAAAATTGTGTATCGTATGTTATATGACAGTGACCAAGACTATTTAGAATTTGATTTTTTACGTTTTATTACTCTTTTATATGGGAATGAACATAAATTAACACAAGATGAAAGAATTCAATTTAATGAACAAATTCAGGATGTTATAAATGGATACTCAAGATGAAAAAAAATGAAAAAATATTTGTTTGCGACTTTGAAACCACTATATTTAAAGCTCAACAGTACACAGAAGTGTGGGCAAGTGGGTGCGCAGAGCTTTACACAGATGAAGTTAAAATTTTTCATAGTATAGATGAACAATTTAGATACTTTTTTTCGTTAAAACAAAATATTACTTGTTATTTTCATAATTTAAAATTTGATGGTAATTTTATATTATATTACTTAATAAATACATTAAAATTCAAACAAGCAATTGATATTGACGATGAAAATTTGGACAATTCAACATTTCATTCAAACACAAACATGAAAAATAAAACGTTTAAATATTCCATATCAAATATGGGGCAATGGTATAGTATTACAATAAAGAAAAATAACAAAACTATCATAATAAAAGACAGTTTAAAACTATTACCATTTAGTCTTGAAAAAATAGGTAAATCATTTCAGACTAAACATAAAAAATTGACTATGGAATATGAGGGCATACGTTATGCTGGTTGCAATATAACAGATAGCGAAAGAAAATATATTGAGAATGATGTTTTAGTCCTTAAGGAAGCTATGGAAATAATGTACAATGAGGGGCATACAAAGCTAACCATTGGCGCTTGCTGTATTGGTGAATACAAAAGAATATTAGGCAATCAAAAATTTGATAGATTATTTCCAAATTTGGAAGACTTTCAAATCGATGAAAACATTTTCAATAGTAAAAATGCGGATGAATATATAAGAAAATCATACCGCGGGGGTTGGTGTTATTTAAAAAAAGGAAAAGAAAATAAAATAATAAAAAATGGTAACACATATGATGTTAATTCATTATACCCGTCAGTCATGCACTCAGATAGTGGTAATAAATACCCTGTTGGTGAACCTACTTTCTGGGTGGGGGGTTTTCCTAACGAATTAGATAAAGATTTTCATTATTATTTTGTAAGGATTAAATGTAGGTTTAATATTAAACCTAATTATTTACCGTTCATTCAAAAGAAAAATTCATATCTTTATAAATTCAATGAAAATCTTGAAACTTCCGATATTTTTAATAAAAATGATGGCAAGTATTATCAATATTACACTGATTTAGATGGCAATATCGCTTCTAGCAGAATGGAATTAACATTAACATGTGTAGATTTTGAGTTATTAAAAAAACATTATGAGTTATCAGAACTAGAGATAATAGATGGCTGTTATTTTGATAGCTTAATTGGTATTTTTGATAAATACATTGATAAATATAAAGAAATAAAGGTTTCCAGTTCTGGTGCTGTAAGAGAATTGGCTAAATTATTTTTAAATAATTTATATGGCAAAATGGCTACTGGAAATAATTCATCATTCAAAGTTGCAAAGATGAAAGATGATAAAGTATTGGGGTTTTTTGATATTTCACAGTTTAATAAAAAAGTTGGCTATATTCCTGTGGGTTCAGCTATAACAAGTTATGCTAGATGTTTTACAATTTCACATGCACAAAAAAACTTTGATAATTTCATATATAGTGATACAGATAGTATTCACTTAGAGGGTGATGTTGTGAAAGGATTAAAGTTACACAATACTGATTTCAATTGTTGGTGCCATGAAAGCACATGGGAACGCGGTTTATTTGTTAGACAGAAAACATATCTTGAAGAAATAAAAACAGATAACGGAATAAGTATAGATATTAAATGTGCGGGCATGCCTCAAAAATGTAAGGAACTATTTAAAAAATCTATAACAAGGGATATAAATATAGATGAACACAATCAGGAAGAGCTTGAATTTTTGAAAACACACAGGTCAATTGAAGATTTTAAAAGTGGTTTAATAGTGCCATCAAAACTTATTCAGAAAAAAATAATGGGTGGCGTAATATTACATAATACAACTTATGAATTAAGATTATAAAAAAGAGGGCGTATTGCCCTCATTTTTTAATACCCTACTTTCCACGTATGGCAAAAACATATTTCTGTTTCAATTTCAGCATCAGCTGTGTGTCCCCTCACTACACATTTATCAGTTATATCACATATAACCATATGTGCACCCCCTGTACCATATGCGGATATTGTGAGTCTTTTTTTCGGTTGACATTCTGGAGGAATTGTGAACAATATGTCACCATCAAGCAAGTGTACATTCTTAACAGAACCCTGCAATACACACATATCACCATCCCTCATACAGTATAATCTATCAGGAATTGATATACCACGTCCAAGCGACAAATCAGCGTTTGTTGAAAATGAAAATTCACCGTTCCAACCGTTTATAACAGCTGTCATGTATTTAGCTACTAATCTATAACCATCATCAGAAAGATGTATTTCATCAGACGCCATGTATTTACTTCTGCCCATAAGCCATGAGATAGAATTCTTAGTGCAAGCAATCCCATTCTGTTGACAGGCAAAAAGCACTGCGTCAAATCCTTTTATACGTTCCCAATGTGTTATTTTTCCAGCGTTAAATAATGGAATTTCCCATATTTTGGCGTTAGGAAAATATTCATCACATTTTTGTTTGAATTTTGTAACACCATCAATTATGCCGTCAGCGTCGTAAACGTCATCTCTTGCGTCATTGTAACCACCACCAACAAGAATATAATCAACATCAAGGCGTTCATTGTCTGTTAATGTGTTTGCATATGTTTCAATACACTCCCAGAATTTCTTATTTGGATAATCCGCATTTTGCGAACCTTTTGCAAAATAACCGCCCGACCGCTGTTGTATGGATTTATATTTTTTCAGTTTGTTGAATTCAGCAAAATAGTGCCCCCAACCTCGACCAATAATGCCACCCTCACCGTCGTTATAGCTATCACCTAATAGGATAAAGTTCTTGTCTGATAGGTTGTTGGAAGCCTTGGCAGACAACCAAACGTCACGTTCAAAATTTTCCTTATTGTTTTTATCTATTTCCTTTTTATTTTTATCAATGTTCTCTGTATTCTTGATTATATCCTGTTGCATTTGGTTCATGGATGTTTCAACATTTGTGTTTAGATGTTCAATTAAACCTTTATTTTCGTTTATTTTATTTTTATTTTCCTCAATTCTATTATCAAATGTCTTAACATAATTCTTGTAGTCTTCAACCTGTGCATTGTAGTTACCTGTGTTTGCCCAGTATTTTTTATCATCTATTTCAATATTTGATGGTACATATGTTTTACTCGTGTACGAATTACCTTTCCACATAACAATCACAAGTGGTTCATATGATTTAGTCTTATCCCAGTCACCATCGAAAATTGGTACATATCTTGCTCCAACATATTTATTATATTTTGTTCCCATTTTCATTTCCTTTCTAATATTTTAAAATTAAATGTAAATAATTAACGTCTTCTGGGTTAATTGGTGTTTCAAACTCTATAAAATCCCATGCAGACGGGATTATAGCATTAAATCTACCTGAATCGTCAAGTTGAAAAAATACAAACTTAACAATTCTCGCAACAAAATCTTGTAAATTTTCATCGATATATTTTTTTAATATATCTAAATATAATTGAACATATTCACCGTTTTTTACTTTTTCAAGAATATCATTTAAAGTTTTAACTTTTTCGTTTAACTCGTCTAACCTGATATTTGTTTTTTTAAGAAACTTTTCCATTTCTCTGTTGTCTTTTAACAGTTCATTTACATAATCTACTAACTTGCATAGTACCTCGTAATATGACAAACTATCATCATACACTAAAGGTAGTGCGTTCTGACAAAAGAAGTGAAAAGTATCTAATCTTGTTCCATGATAAGGCATTGTTTACTCCTTTCTAATATATTTGCATAAAAAGTTCCTCTAAGTCATTCAATAACATAATATCAACATTGATTATGTATTTTCTAAAATCAAGAATCATTTGTGCGAAACTTTTTCCTGCTGTTTTACCGAACACATGTTCTGTGTACTCATCTAACGACTTTGCTACATTGTTAATGTCTGATTGTGATATTGTGGTTCTTGTTTCGTGAAAATCTTGTGTATTGTTTGTAAACTCTGTTAAATATTTATGATTTTTCACATCTGAAAGTGAACCTTGTGGCGTGTCTGAATATGCTGTATCAACATCATCACTTATGTTGTGGATATCACCATTTTTTACATTACCCTTTTCATTTGAGTTTTTATCTCTTTTGAGTTCATGTGTGGTGTGTAAATCTACATTGTACAAAGGATTAAATTTATAAAGAGTTGATTTATACATTTCATTATAGTAAGGCATTATTTCATTGAGTAATGTATCAAGTTTCAATCTCCAAAGTCCCACTGTTTCAAAACCTATTTCTCTTGTATAGAAATGTTTCAATATTTTTGTTTCCAATACAGGTCTATATTTTTCATCAAAAATGGGATATTCAAAACTAAATATTTTCGGCCTTGCTTTTTCAATCACTTCAAGGGTTCTTTTATATGAAATAGATTTTTCAAGTCCAGCAAAGTTTTCACATATAAATCGCACCTCTGTGGTGTATTTACTCATCGCCAACCACCTCTTCATCTATTGTTTCAATTACGTTATCAGACTTAAACTCGCACCAAACATTTAAACCATATTTTTTATTTATTTCCTTACAAGCCTTTTGCCTTGCATTAAGTCTTCCGTATCTACTCGCTATTATTCCACCTGTATTACGTTTAACTTCATCAGATATTAATCTTTCTTTTTTCGCAATATTGACATTTGAAATGCCAAGATGTGTCAAAGCTTCATTCCATGTTTCGGTTTTTATTGAGTGCAACCTATCAGCTAAATATGGAGTGTCTGTTCTAATGCAAGATAGCAACTCGTCAAAATTTTTCTTGGCAAAAATTATTGGAGTGTTACCCTCGTATTGTTCATATAGCTGATTTAATGAAAGACGTTCATTCTCTTTACATACTATTATTAACGGTGTTTTTTGCCCGTTGATATTTATGTCAATTGCTTTTTCAATGTTTGTTAGCCGTTGTGAATACATTTGAATATCAAGAATTGTGTTTGTTCTAATTTCATTATTCCATATTAAAACCGAATTGGTGTCATCAAGCTCTCTGTTATAACCATTAACAGCATACGCCCTGCGTTTGGTGGGATTATTGTAATAATCAAATGAACCTTGCGACGTATTTTGCATTGCTAAAAACTCTCCTAATTCTTCATCATAAAAGAATAGAGCTTGACCATTCATCATGAGTACCCACTCTAAAAATCTTTTATCAATTGAATCAGGTAAACCTGTCCATTCAAACATTGACATTGTAAGTTCTGACAATCTACGTACATACTGATCATATGTTGCAACGGTTGATATTACAGCAGAATCTAATTGAGTTCTTCTCTTTCTACCCATTTTTTTTCCTTTCTATAACGGTGAATTGTCAACTGAATAATCACCTATTTTTGATGGCCATACCCAAAAGGTTATACCTTTTTTATAAATTGAAGATATAGCTTTTAAATCATTAGCTGGAACAGAACCTTTTAATACACAAGTTTTTACTTTTGTGTAAGTAAAATTCTTCCTAACTTTTATGTTTGGTTTTTTTAGCTTTTTTGTCGCATACCCATACATGGTGAAAAAGTTATCTATGGTTTTAGCGTATTCATATGTTATAGTTTTTTGTAAAAATGTGAATCTTAAAGCGTTCATTGATGTAATTAAAGAACCGTTATTATTACCATGATTCTGCTGCCCTTTTGTGCTATACTGCAACCCCTCAGAAGCAGTATTAAACACACTTAACATAGCTGTATCAGCAGCTGCCATACCACTACCTGTACCCTTAAACGTTGATAATGCACCACCTATTGCGTCAAAAGCAAATTTACCAGTTCCAATGTTCTGTGCGTACCAAGCTGTAAAAGTGTCTGTTGAATAGGATAATTGAGGATAACCGTTAATTGTTGAGCCATCATCAAAGGCTCTATTTCTACCCTTATAATGTTTAGGTATACATTTAATTTCTGGTGCAACGCACATTGAACCTGCAATTTCAAAATGACAATAATTAGAATTAAAAAATTCATATCTAAGTTCAATTTGTTCTCCTAAATTATTTGAAACCATTAAAAAATTATAGGGATAAATATACAACTTGTTGTTACGTGGTGTATAACCATCTAATTTATTATAATTTTTTGAAACAGTTTCCTCGTAGTTTTCAGGATAAGTGTTTATCCCTTGTGGTTTTAAATGTTGAACAAATTTTTTAGGCATAGTAAAAATCGCAACTATTTCATCTTTTTTATTATCTTCAACCAACCTGTTTATTTCTCTACTCAGCAGTGTAGCACCTTTTTCAGTATTTTCAAAAACTTGATAATAACAACCACTGTACAAACCACCATAAACTTTAACTACTTCACCATCGCCACCATTTGCATTGGCTGTTGCTAACACATTAACTCGCTCTTCAAAGTCTGCCCATTTTACACCATCAACCACATAATCACCACAATCTAAATTTTCATCCACTATGTTGTCACCTATTTTATCGGTTTTTGAATGTTCTCTTTCAACAAAACATTGTCCAAGTTCGTAGTCAAAATACCATGTTTGCATAACATCGCAAGCCAATGTTAACATTGATGTATTATTGTTTACATACTCAACATTGGTAACAAAGTAATAGAACCATTTATTGCCAAAGTTGGAATTTTGAAACATGATATAATTACAATCGTATATATTATCGGCAAGTAATTCCACGTAAACCTTGTTTTCTGTGTGTCTTACATATGACATTTCAACCTCTCGATACTTAGCAAGCGAAGAAAAATACTCCGCCTGCTGTTCTCTACTATCAAATTGGATGGTGTGTTCATATGTTGTATCTAAAGGACAATTTTTTAGTAAATATACTCTACTTTTTTTATCTTCAATAAACATAAAATTATACCTTTGTAAATGTTACAACCTTTGTTAAGTCTGTTTCGGTTGACTTGTACATAACACCATCTAAACTTACATAAAATTCTGGTGCTGTTGTTAAAAAACTTTTCTTGTCCTTAGGTACAATATAAACACCATATGGTTGTACAGCAATTCCATTCAACGTTGCCCACTTAGATTGAACATGAATTTCTCTATCAGGTAAATCGTTATTCTGTGGGATGAATGTTAATATAATATTATTGTCATTTTCAACTTGAAAAACTTTATATCTAAGATTTTCAATTTTTAAAATTTCTCTTGTTGTAAAAGCAACTGCATTTGAATATGGGGAATATGAGATTGTCTTCCATGTATTATAAAAATAGTTCCAGTACATACCAGAGGCTACATATGTGTCAGTCATTCTTGATAAATTGTCGTAAACTTGGAAAAACTCTTCATCTACCAGTATGGCTTTAACGTCTTTCATCAACAATAGTTCATCAGTTCCTACGTCTTCAATCATGTCTGTGTGTTTCTTAAGTTCTGAGAATCTATCACTATCAAATGTATTAAAGTCGTCAATCAAAATAAGTGAACCAATAAACTCCGCTTTATCCATGTTAAAAGCGGACGCTAACACTTCAACATCAAATTGTGCGTTAAACTCCGCACTCATAAATATGTACTGTTTTTCTTTTGGTGTGGCTGTTTTTACCCCCATTGAATTATACTCACTTGACACGAATTGAAGTTTATTTGAATATCCTCTGAATGTCGAAGCTATTTTTTTAAGGTCATTATTAACTTTTATCTCCCTTATGGCACCTTTAACTGTTGCTTTTATAAGTAAATATTTAAACAATAAATACTCGTCATATTCCGCCGACGTGTAAACAACATCAATCAATTTAGTGATTAAATCCTGTACACCGTTTACTGATAAAAATGCACGTCTAAGTTCCATATCCTCAATTGTGATAGGATATTGAACCTTAAAATTCATCTTGTGAAAAGCTGTTCTAACGTCAGGCACTGTTCTCCTTAATTCACGCTCCACACCTTTTTCAGTATCAAAATGTCTAACTTTAGCCAAATTGATGAAAATCTCTTCCACTGTTTCTCCGAATTCAAGATAACCCTTTTTAAGTGGTGCAAATGTATTATTAAAAATTGCACTATTCATTCTAACAAGTGCAATCCTATTCATTAACTGGTTTAAGAATTGGTTAGAAAAACCTGCATTTCCAACAATTACTTCACCTACTTTTTGTAATGATTTTATGTCTGTTGCCTTAGGCACCTTATCCTGATATTCTGGTGAGGCGTTTTGTCTTATGATATTTACTATATCATATGTAGTTGCATTAAGCCTGTTATTTGCTATTTTTCTTGGCATTATTTATTCTCCTTTCCTACTTCCTCGAATAAATCTTTAAAGTCTTTTGGTTGTATACCATCTTCGGGTTCTGGTTCGGGTTCTGGTTCAGGTTTAACGTCTAAAAACCTTTCACGGTATTTTTTTCTCCATTCAGCGTCGTTTGTTTCAAACTTTTCTTTCCAGTTTTCCGTGTCAATATTGTTTAAGGTGTCTGTCAGGTCTTCAATAAATGATATAACATTATCCTCGTTGTTTTCACCTACAATGTCAGAAAAATTCTTTAAAAGTTCATCACTTTTCTTTATCGCCATATATTACTCCTTTCTATAATTTGTGAAATAACCATACTTTATATCTGTGTTTTTTATTTTTCTCTGGCGTTCCAGGGTCTTCGGGGTCTGGTGTTGGCGGGTCATCTGGTGATGGCGGTTTGGGTTGTTCAGGATTATATATAAATCCTTGAACACGATACCCGTATTTTTTTTCCCAACCTTGCAAGTAACCATTGGACTTTTTGAGTGTTTCAGTCCAAAAGTATAATTTATTGTTATAACTGGATGGTCTGCTATAACCTGAATTGCTTGTTACAATGTCACCGTTTGGAAGTATTTTTTCTACGATTGCTACATGTCCAACACCACCTTTACCAGATGAAAAACAAATAACTGCACCAAGTTGTGGTGTTGAACCTTTGCTATAACTTGTAGAATTATACCATTTACCAGCGTTACTGGTTGGTAGATGGGGTTTTACTCCTGATATCTCCCACCATCTACCCCAGCAGTAACATGTACAATTTGGTAAGCCGTATCCTGCACGTGTCAACGGATTTCCGTTACTGTGCCAATACTTATTTCCCCACATCCCAGCTTTTGATAATCTCGGTGTAAAACTCATATCTTATCTCAACATTTCATTTACAATTCTTTGTACCTTGTCTGGGTCGTATCCCATACGTCTAAGAGTTTCACGTCTTCGTCTGCCGTTTCCATAATACCCCTCTATGACTTGTCTTGCAATTTTGTTATAATCTAGATTAGTGTCATCTAGAGGATAAACACTTTTTATTGCTTCGGCTATTGCTTCGGCACAAATGGTTCCGCCCCACTCGTTGTAATCAATTTCATTGTCAACAAAGCAACACTCTATCAGGATTGCTGGTGCCTTTGTGTATTTCAACACATATAGATGTGAACCGTTCTTTACACCTCTGTTACGTATTCCTAATCTTGATGATATTTTTTCACATATTTTATATGATATTCTATCGGTGTTATTGTTGTACTGATAAACTTCAACACCTGTGCCACCACCACTGTTTAGGTGTATTGATATGTCAAGATTAACATTGTGTAAGTTACAATTTCTTACTATGTTTTTTAGGTTTTCATTTTGTGTTCTTCCCTTATTGTCTGTTGTGTTGTAAACAGTGTAACCATCAGCAGATAATATATCAACTAACTTTTGTGTTACAATTCTATCTTCCTTGACCTCATCAAGATACTTACTTGCCCCTGGCACAATAGAATTGTGGCCTGCATGTATGTTTATTTTCAATTTCTCACCTACTTTTTAATTTTACAATATCTTTTTCATGTTCATACACTAGCTCTTTAATTTCTTTGAGTTCTAACGCTGTTGTTTTCAGTGTTGCATTTAATAATGTTATTGATGTATTAAGTTTTATTATTTCTTTCACCATTTTAAAAATTGCTGTGACCAATGCTATAATTACACCAATAACACTTATAACTATATCCACTGTGTGCATACTACTTTTCACCTTTTCTTTCTATGATATTTCGAAAGAACTCGTAAAAACCAATAGACGCTAGACCTGATACCATCCCTTTGATAGCATTCTCAATTGTTGTTCCAAGATATAAAACACCTAATGCTAAACCTAGAAATGTTAGAATTGTAGGAATCCATTTATTGTCAACATCTTTAATCCACTTTTTTAGTATATATCCAACAACCAAACATGGCACAATTATCATTGGTATATATAGCTTAGTAATGATATCTATTGCCATTTTCAATACCCCCTTTCTACCTATAATTTTATCAAAAATTAGTAAAAAAGTCAATATACCTATTGCAAAAAGATGAAAAATATGTTAAAATAAGGTATGAATATGAATAATGAAATGTACTATAATGGAAACAAATTGCTTAATATGCAAGACCTAGACGGTAACAAACCTGAAATATACATTGTTACAGGTAACCGTACGGGAGGGAAAACAACTTTTTTTAACAAATATGTTATAGAAAAGTTTAAAAATAAAGGTGAAAAATTTTGTTTAATTTACAGATATAATTATGAGTTAGACGATATAGCGGACAAATTTTTTAATGGAATAGAAAGACTTTTCTATCAAGGTCAAACATTCTCGGCACGTAAACGTGGTAATGGTGTGTACTCTGATTTATACCTAAATGATATAAAATGTGGTTACGCTGTTTCATTGAATAATGCAGATGGTATTAAGAAACATTCACAGATGATGTCTGATGTGTCACATATGTTATTTGATGAATTTCAAAGTGAAACAGGTAGATACTGTGCAGATGAAATAAAAAAATTTATATCCATTCATACTTCACTTGCAAGGGGTGATGGTGAACAATCAAAATATTTGCCTGTATATATGTTAAGTAATAATGTTACTCTGTTGAATCCTTACTTCTGTGAATTAAGAATAACAGATAGATTGAGAAATAACACAAAATTTCTGCGTGGGAATGGTTGGGTATTAGAACAAAACTTTAATGAAAACGCTAAACTAGCACAATCAAAAAGTGCTTTTAATAAAGCATTTGCAAAAAATGATTATACAGTGTATGCGTCGCAGGGTGTGTATCTTAATGACAATAGATGTTTTATTGAGAAGCCACAAGGTAAAAATACATACATTGCTACAATAAAATATATGGGTAAACAATATGCAATACGTGAGTATGCAGAACAAGGTTTGATTTATTGTGATAATAAAATAGATGAAACATATCCATATAAAATAACAGCGACTACTGATGACCACGAAATAAACTATGTTATGTTAAAAAATAATGATAGATTATTATCACTAATGAAACAATATTTTGAAATGGGGTGTTTTAGATTTAAAAACTTACAATGTAAAAATATGTTAATGAATATTCTAAGTTATTAAATAGGTATCAATTTGAACAAAATAATATGCCAATACGTGTGTTAGCACGCTTGAAAAATA